GTGAAATATGGCTGATTCAAGTGTTGCAACTGGGTTGCGTGTAACTCAGTGGGATGACAAGTTTTTCACGGAGTACCTGGGCGAGAATCGTTTTTCTCGTTACATGGGCACCGACGAGAACTCGATCATCCAAGTCAAGGAAGACTTGACGAAGAAGTCGGGCGACCGGCTGAACTTTGCGTTGCTCAACAAGCTGTCGAACAACGCCGTAACAGGCTCGGGCACGTTGGAGGGTAACGAGGAGGACATGACCTCCCGCAGTCACCTGCTGACCGTGGACAAGCGGCGTAATGCCGTCCGGGTTGCGGAGATGGAGGAGCAGAAGTCCGCCATCAGTCTCCGGCAGGGCGCTCGAGCTGTGCTGAAGGACTGGTCTATGGAGGACACGCGGACGCTGGTGATTAGGGCGCTGAACTCGTTCCGCACGGGCACGACTATCGTGTCGTGGAACACGGGTGCAGAGCTTGAGGCACTGACGGACGCGACGCTGGATGCTTGGCTGGTGGACAACGCCGACCGGGTAATCTGGGGTGCTGCCAGCACGGGTGGTGCGGTCTTTGCGACGGAGCACAACAAGCTCGACGCGACGAACGATCTGATGACGGCCACGCTGCTGTCGGGCGCGAAGATTCTCGCGCAGACCGCTGCGCCGCGCATTCGTCCGGTCAAGACGATGGGTGACGAAGAGTGGTTTGTGGCCTTCCTGCACCCGAGGCAGATTCGGAGCCTGGTGCTGTCGGATACCACCTTCCAGTCTGCCCAGCGTGAAGCCCGCGATCGGGGCAAGGATAATCCCTTGTTCCGTGGTGCGGACTACCTCTGGAACGGCATCATCATCAAGGAGATCCCCGAACTGCCCGTGGTGGCAGCCTCGACCATTACCTCCGGCTCTGCGGCGGCGACGGTTTGCGGCTTCCTCTGCGGTGCTCAGGCGGTTGGTTACGGTCTTGCGAAGCGGTGGAAGTCGGTCGAGCAGACCTTCGACTACGGTGACAAGCAGGGCGTGGCTATCGAGGGCATTCTCGGCGTTGAGAAACTGCACTTCGGTTCCGGGTCGGCTGATACCGACGATCTTAAGCAGAATGGTGTCGTGTCCATGTGGACTGCGGTTGCCTAAGGAAGGAATGACAAATGGCTGGAGAAACTACAGCGGCACTTAGCACCAAGGCTGTTCGCAAGCTTGCGGGTCCTGGACTGACTGCCTTTACTTGGGCGCTGCCTTACTCGACAGCACAGAATGAAGCCGCTGACATTATGCAGGCCGGTTACCTTCCGGCTGGCGTAATTGTCACTGGGATCACTCTGGCACCGTCAGCAAGCATGGCGGCATCGGCACTCGTGATGAAGGTCACGATTGGATCGACGGACGTAGTGACAGGTGCAACGGCGGGTGTTACCCCGACGCGCACCCATTACCCCATCGTTCCGATCACCACGACCGCCACCACGCTGGTCAGCATCACCACGACGACTGCAGCCACGACTCCGGCTGCAGCCACGATGCACTTGACCGTTTTCTACTACACGGCGTAATGGATCGGGGGCTGGGGTAACTCCTGGCCCCCTTTTTTATGGCACGACAACTCGAAAACTATTACCAGGATGTGCTGTCCGAACTCGGGGTGACCGGGCCGGATAACACGTCCTCGGCTGAGGATTTACGCATCGTCACGGACGCTTACCCCAGCCTGTGGGCGATGCTTTTTGAACGCCAGCTGGTGGGCTGGGGGGTGGACGATGCCATTCCCGACATGGCGCTCCTGCCGATGCGCTGGATCGCTGCTTTCCATCTGGCCCCGATCTTTGGGGTCTACGGCCAGAAGCTCGCTGGGCTTCAGGAGAAGGGCCAGCTTGAAGGTCCGCGTCCGAGCCTTGGGGAGCGGGTGTTACGCAAGCAAGCCTCGCCTGACGCGATCTCAAACACGCTCGACGTTGAATATTACTAATGCAGATCCCCTTCGCCGCGCAGTCGTACCAGTCCCGCAGCCTGCCCTTGAGCGCGCAGCGGCTGGTGAACGGCTATACGCAGGCGAGCGAGGGTAAGGACCAGCCCCCGGTGTTTCGGACGGCGGGGGTGGCGGCTTTTGCCACGCTGCCTTATGGGATTCGCAACGCTATCGACATGAACGGCACCCTGATTGTGGTGTCGGGGCCGAGCGTGTACTCGGTGAGCTCGACGGGCGCGATAACTTTGCTGGGCACCGTCAGCCCTAACGGCACGGTGAGCATGGCTCATAACGGCACCCAGACGGTGGTGGTGTCGGGTGGGTTGGGCTATGTGGTGACGGGGGCGGTGGTGCAGATCGCTGACCCTGACTTTCGAGCGCCGCTGTCGGTGGTCTGGGTGGACGGGTACTTCGTCTTTCTGGCTGAGGACGGGACGACGTTTGCTTCTGATTTGAACAACCCCACCAGTTACGACGCTTTGGCTTACGACCAGACCGTGGGCGAGCCGTCGGGGGTGTTGTCGCTGTTGGTCGATCACCGGGACGTGTTCCACTTCAAGGAGCACTCGCTGGAGATCTGGTACAACAAAGGCACGATCCCGATGGCCTTCGGGCGTGCCACCGACGGGTTTGTCGAGCGCGGGTGTGGGGCGGCTCGTTCGCCCGCCAAGTTAGATAACACGGTGTTCTGGCTGGCCGATGACCTGACGGTGCGAACGTTACGGGGCAACGTCCCGACGCGGATCTCGACCGACGTGATTGAGCAAGACTTTACGACCTACGGGGTGACCTCTGACGCTATTGGCTTCACGATCTCGCACGATGGGCGGTTTTCCTACGTTCTGACCTTCCCCACAGCAGGGCGGACCTGGGAATACTCGGTGGCAACGCAACTGTGGAACGAGCGCGCGTCACAGGGGCAGACCAGTTGGCAGGTAGAGGGGGTGATCCAGGCTTTCGGCAAGACCTTGGCGTGGGCAGGGACTCAGCTAGGCCGGTTAGACCCGCTGACCTATGCGGAGTGGGGGGAACCCCTGGTGATGCGAATGACCTCTAAGACCATTGCTGACGGGCCGAACTGGGTCTTTCACCAGCGGTTGGAGATTGACTGCGAAGTGGGGTCTGGGATTGCTACCGGGCAGGGGTCTGATCCCCAGTTGATGCTGCGGTACTCGGACGACGGGCGGAATTGGAGTCCCGAGTATTGGCGACCAGCGGGTAAGGCGGGCAAGTACCGGACGCGGGCGGTGTGGAATCGCTTGGGTCGGTCCCGAAACAGGATTTATGAACTGTCGATCTCCGATCCGGTCCCCTTCGTGTTTTACGGGGCGTATCTGAACGAGGAACAGTCCATTGCCGCTTGATAAGCCGCGCCGGGACCGGAACTTTGAAGGGCCGTTGTGGCAGCGGTATCTGGCTGAGCAGGAAGCGGCCAATGCGGCCAATTCGTCGAGTGTTTCCGGGCAGCAGACGAGCATTACCACGCTCCAGACTGACCTGACCTTTTTAGAGCGCGTGGTGGGGGATGTGCCGGTCTACGCCGGGTCTGACCAGACAGCGGCGTGGCAGACGGTCCTAGACGCCAACCAGTTCACCGCTAACGGCCAGCTGCGCTTTGGCAAGGTGGTCGGTGAGCCGATGCGTGAGTACACGATCAGCGACACCCTGGTAATCAACGGCACCAGCGGGGGAGTGATCGACTTTCAAAGCTGCGTGTTCAAGTGGACGGGGCCGAGTAACAAGCCCATGTTCCTGCTCAGCACCCAGCAGCTGAAGATGGAGAATCTACAGGTCTGGCCGTCAACACCGCTGGAGTCGGTGATTGAGACGGCGAAGCAAGTCGGCGGGATAGCCACCAGCCGCAACGAGTTTGCGAATATGCGCTTCGACGGCGTGACTGCGGGCCAGTTGCAGTTTGGCTACCGATTCACCACTCGCTACGGGGTGGACGAGGACAACGACCAATCGCTGATTCGCGGCGGGGCTGTGCTGAACGCGACGGCTGCCTGCATGAGTATCGAACACAGCCAGAGTCAAGCCCACCGCTTTGAAGGGGTGCGGACCAGCGGCGTAGGGGCCTTGGCTTCGGCAGTACGGCTGGGGTTGACGGGCGGCAGCTTTCAATCTTTCGGCGGGACGCAGACGAACTTCGACGCGGTGTTCGACATTCTGGGGGGCGTGAACGGCTCCGTGACTATCCAGGACTGCAACGTTGAGGCGTCAAAGAAGCTGCTGCGGACCCCGGACGATGTGGCGGGTTTCCCCGTCCCGGTGAACATCTTCGGCGGTCGGTACTCCATCGACGGGATTGACGCGACGGGGCGGTTTATCGACTTCAACCGGATCGGGAAGCTGATGATTCACGGGCTGCTGGTCGAAGGCCCCGGTGTCGTCGCCCCCATCCTGCGGTTCTGGCCTTATGTTGGTGCGGGGGTTTTGGACTACCGGGCTATCACGGACGCTAACGTGGGCACCGCCACGGCCATGACGGTCAGCACCTCGGCCTTTGCAACGGTGGTGACTTGAGGGAGGCCCTGAAGGCGTGCATTGAGTCTCTAGCCCTCCCAGACGCCGCTCAAGCCTTCCTGTTGGACGTGTGGGACTTGACCCAGGTTCTGGATGACTGGGTGGACGGCGACCCGGTATCGAGGCAGGAGCAGGATCAGGCGATCTGGCTGGCCTTGGTCCGTTTCCCGGCGCAACCGTTCCTGACGGCTCACCAGGCGGTGTTAACCCCGGTCCTGGCGAGCATGGTCCTGAAGTGGAAGGCGGCGGACACGGTAGAGCTGCAGAAGCTGGCCGACCAACTGCCCAAGGCGTATGTCTGGCGGGCCGGTTTTTATGACGTGGTGTTGCAGGTTGTGTTGATTGTTCACGGGCCAGAAGTCGCAATGGCGGCGGCTCACGAGGTATTGGGTATGTACGGCGAGACGTTCACGGCTTATCGAGCGGAGTTTAACTAATGCCTGATCCAGTCACGGGCGCTGTCGGCGCTTCCGTCGTCGGCGGGTTGCTGAGCAGCAGAGCGTCTAAGAAAGCGTCCGATGCCTCGGCAGCAGGGTCAGCCGCTGGGATTGCCGAGCAGCGTCGGCAGGCGGTGGTTAATCTCGGCCTCAGCGCCCCGGCGATCAACACTGGC